AGTATGTTATAAGAGTGGTGCAGGTGTCCGTCTAGCCGGACGGTGTGTATGCTGCCGGTTTGAAACCCTAGCCATACGTCGATCGCCCGCTCGACGGTCTCGGCGTCGAGCAGCCGATCGACGTATGGCAAGGGTTTCAAACCGGAGGCATCCAGGCCGTCCGGGTGGTCGAGCGCCTGCACGACGTGGGCAATGATCCACAGCCGAACCGAGTTTGGGACATCCGTCCCGGCATTGCCATATCCGACGGTGTACCGGATACGCACGCTGCTTGGGAGATTCTGTGTCTCCGGCCAAGACTGGCCGGACTTGAGAAAGACGCGACTGGGGACACTATCCGAATCGAGCTGATAGACCGAAGCGGACAGCGTTTGCTCGGCCCCGGCGCTGTCCATGTATTTGATGCTGGTGATCGCCTGCGCATCGGGGAAGACGAGATCGATTGCCAGAGACGACAGGCATGGAAACTGATCTAGGATCAGCTCGACAGTCTGCGTGATCAGGCGCCGAGACAATCGGTACTCGGCTTCCTGGCGGATCGCCGGGATAAGCAGATTGGTGATTTGCGCATCAAATGCGGTGCCGTCGATCCTCCCGGCGACCTTGATGTCGTCGACGGTGACGGGCTCAACGGCCGGCGGAGTGATGAGGATCAGTGACATGTTACGTCGTTGCCGGAGAGTAGCCTGAACCGTTGATGAAAATGTCGTCCATTTCCTTGAGGCTCACCGGATTGGTTTTCGCCCCCTGAATCGCCACCCGCAACTGGTTGATGAACGCCATGTTTCGGGTAAACCTGTTGCAGTCTCGCCAGAAAATTCGCTGTACCGGCGTGCCATTGGCGATGCGGTCGGCGGCATATGCCTCACACGCCACCAGCAGCGGTTGGCCTCCGGTGACCAAGGCGCCGTTGTAGAGTTGCATCCGGTTCAGCGTCACGTCTCTGGCGCTGAGCGACGCTGGGGCGTCCGGCCCGGTCAGAACCCAGACGATATTGCCATTCGGGATGATATGGACGTGAACCGGATCGCCGGCACCGACTGCAGCCAGGCGGGCTGCTTCGGCATCGGCAAATCGTTTGGCACCGGTAAATGAAATTCTCGCCATGGGTCAATCTCCGTGAGTAACTGTGACATCGGCATGAATCAGTATTGCACAGGCCGCTGTGGTGCTGATCTGAAGGCTGAGTGACAAAATTTGATCAATCGAGGTATCCGCCGAAGAATTTTCAGTTCCGGCTGTGAAAAATGATCCAGTGGCCCCGACCCCGGTCGGGACCGCTTGCCGGCTATTGATCTGCAAATTCTGAACCCCTTGATTAACTGACGACAACAGGAACTCGAGGTTCGGGTTGGTGGTGACATATCCGACATAGGCAGTCAGAGTGGCCCCAAGATATGTCCGGTATATCTTGTTGGCCGTTGCGTTGCCTAGACAGCGCAAATGGGTTTTGAGTCTGCCGCTGTTGCCCATGGCCCCGCCAGGGACCAGAAATCCGGTGGGGCCCGTGACTTCTGCGGTCGTGGTGGTCAGCCATCCGGAAAGATTCGTCGAAAATGGAGTTTGGGTAGCCGGACGAGCCGGTCTCCCTGAGACATAGGTCTCGGTATAGAGAATCCCTGCCGTGTCGCTGGAAAACACTGCCCAATACCAGCCAGCCGGGTACGTAGACCCACCGAAAGACGCTGGCATATACATCCAGCAGCCCTTCAGCACGTTCCATGCGTTTGTCAGAATCGCGGCGGACAGGGTGAATGCCCCTGCCGATCCGGTAAACTGTAGTCCAGTTGACGCGCCGTCGCCAGGAGGGATAACAAAAGGCACGCTGACTGACGCCACGCAGATCGGTGTTGAATTGAGCCATTCTGAAGCGTCGATGGTGTTTTGCGACGCGGGAGGGACCCATACGTTCCCACCAGACAAATTGGTGTCCGCCTGTTTTTCACTGACCAGGCCGTTTTCCGTCGCGGGGTCCGTAGTCAGCAGGTCGGAGCATTTGTATTCCCGTCCGGTGCGCGGGTCTTTCCATCCGGACAGTAGTCTGACCGTCATGATTTTCTCCTGTCCGGCGCCCGATCTGGCGCCGGAATATCGATGTTGAAATTCAATTAGGTCGCGGAGTTCTGATAATACTTGACTCCGCCGCCGACGTCGACGAAGTTCCCGCCACTTCGCATCCAGGCGAGAAATCCGATCTGTCCGAGTTTGATGTAGGCGCTGTCGTCAAAACGGAACATCTGGATGTCCATAGCGTCACGGATTTTGTAGAACGTGAAATCGCCGAACAAGATCGATTTGGCATTGGCAGCCATCACGGCGATGTCCTGATTTATCTGGATTTGATAGCCCAACAGGGTGTCCGGGAAGGATCCACCGAGGCCATCGTATCCAGGCATGAAGATCGGTCGCCCGCTGGAATCCTTGATCTTGCGGATTACCTTCAGCGAGGAATCGTTCATCATGAATTTGCACCGCCCGAGATTTCGATAGGCAGGATCGACGGAATGTACCAGGTCCACCAGATCGTCGTAGATGACCGTGACGGTCTGTCCGGTTGTTCCGACCTTTCCTGACGTTGCTGCCGTGACAATTCCATTGGGCTGACCGCTGCCGGTGCCGGTGGTGAAATAGGTATTGGTGATGCGTCCCAGTCTGGTGACGAGGCGCGACATGATGGCAGCTTCCATGTCGATCGCCGAATCCTGCAGCAGTTCGAATGGGCATGCCACGACTTTCGAGCTAAATTTGTAGGTTTTGAGCGTGACCACACCGAAGCTCGGGTCGGCACCGGTGGCGGTGGTGTTCTCTCCGATCAGCTCGCCGGTTTCCGAAGTGCCGTCAGACGTCGGAAAATTGATGTCGTTCCCCTGCGTGGTGCGGAAGACTTCGGATACAGAGCGCATGCCTCCGTATTCCTTGAGCGCATCGGCCAAGGAGGCGGAAACCTCGGTGGGAACGGTATATCCGCCTTGTGCTGAGGTGCCTACGGACATGGTGTTACGCAGCACCCCCCATTCGTCCGGCGTGACCAGCTTCTCGCCTTTTTTCATGAGATTCCAGAAGGCGTCGACGTTGGACGGGCGCTTTTTGTCACGCGCGGTGCGCTCGACGACGGTACTCGCCGCGTCATTCTCGAAGTTCTCGGAGATGAGGTCGAGAACATTTTGGACGCGCGTGGCTTCGGCGGAGATGTTTTCGATTTCTGACATTCCCTGGTCGTATTTTTCCTGCAGGGATGGGGTCCACTTGTCGCCCGGGTTGTCGTCGAGCAGTTTGTGAATGGATTGTGCGATCGCGGAACGGCGCTCCCGCAGGGCTTGAATGGATTTCATGGTGTTCTCTCTCCTAAATAGAGGATGTAAAAAAACCGCACTCTGACGGTTGATCAGCAGACGCGGGAGCGTCTAGGCCGTCTGTTTCTCTGCCAGGCGTAATCGCCGGCGGAGGTGATCGAGGGTTGAGACCGGATCGTTTCTGTTTCCATCTTGGTTTGCTGGCGATTTTGATGGCGCTTTTGACCAGGCTGTGAGATTCCACTGGATGGCGTTCTCGAGGGCGACATCATCATTCCTGGCGATCCGATCGGCAAACTTGTACAGCAGTGCTTCTTCCGCCGAAAACCAGGTTTCGGCATCCATCCAGTCGGCGATCTGCTGGGTGTCCTGTCCGGTGGCTTCGGCATAGGTGGCGATCAGGATGCCGTCGACTTTTTCGAGCAGAGAAGCGGTCTCGTTGAGATCACGGGAATCGCCATAGGCAATAGTCTGCGCGTTGTGAATCATTATCATGCCGCCCGGTGCGATGACGACTTCGTCGGCGGACAGGGCGACCCACGAGGCGGAGCTGGCTGCGAGTCCATCGATGTGGGCGATGATGTGCGCATCATGCTCGCGGATAATCTGGGACATTGCCTGGGCGGCAAAGACTTCTCCACCCGGAGAATTAATGCGCAGATGGATGGTCCCTGCGTTGATAGCCGTCATCTCCCTGGCAAAGTCGATGGCGGAGACGCCACCAAAAAAGCTGTCTGACACGATGATGTCGTAGAGATAGACGGTGGCTTCATCCAGAGAGACATTCTCAACACGAAACAGACCTTTTCCTCGATTGTCAACAAGAAGTTTGTTGAGGGGGCTTTTCGTCTTCATGCGGGTTCCTGGCTTCATGTCTTTTAAACGGATTGGGATTCGCCCGTGGCGCGGGTGTCTCCGTCCGGCAAAGGTGGGAGATTTTCGAGGCGGCGTACCTCATTCGGGGTCATCCATCCGGGTTCCCCTGCACGCCCGAGAGCGATGCGGTAGCCTTCATTCCGCGCTTTGTAATCTCCCCGTTCGAGGCCGGCGGTGGTGAATTCTGCGAAATGGATTCCGTCGCGCAGGAGCTTTCGATTGATCTCCTGCTCGATCTTGACCAGGTGACGACTGAGGGTGTATTTGACAAATCCGATGCCTTGCTGTTCGATGCCGCTGCCCCAGCTCGTGGCCTTGTCGGTGAGGCCGATCATGTGGGGCGGGACTCCGTAGAAGCGGGCGATGTCAGCGGCCTGATAATTGCGAGTCTCGATGAGCTGAGCATCCTCTGGATTGAGTGACAACGCTTTGACTTCTCCGCCGCCGGTTAGAATGGCCGGAATGTGGGCGTTTCCAAGGCCGGAGTAACGGGCCATCCATGATTCCCGGAACAGGGTCTGCTGAGCAGGGTCCATTTTCCCTGGCGTGGTGATCACGTAGTCCGGGCGGGCGCCGTTGCTGAAAAACCGCGCGGAATACTCGTCAGCAGCCAGTGATAATCCCATGCTGTTGCGAGCGGCGTGCCGCAGTGGAGATGCGCCGCGGCAGCCGTCGAATCCGAGCCCAGGAACATGCAGCATGTCGTCCTGATCGAGCGTGATCATGCGTCCGTCGACGGCTGAATCGATCAGTTGATAGGCAAGACGGTCGCCATTTATCGAGACTGAAACGTCTAAAGGGTGTAGGGGCTCAAGCCGGACTACATCTGGCAGCAGGCTCCGACGACCTCCCTTGCGGTGAATCCTGGCGAATCCGTCACCGTGCAGCAGCAAGGCCCAGATCAGGTATTCTCGCCAGACGGCGGCGCTGCAGGCGGGGGTCGGCTCGACGTTGAGGAGGTCGGACAACGGGTGGTCGACGCGCTGGCGAGAATCTCCTCCTCGCCGGTAAATGGGCAGCGGCAGGCTGGAGATGGCTCCGCCGATCAGACCGATACATGCGTAAACCGCGCAGATGGCCAGCTGTCCCTTATACACATCCCCGAGCCCAACAGACTCCCAAGCAGCCCGCATGTCCACATCACCATGAAAAAAACACACAA